TACTAGAGAGATTGAACACTGGCTTATCAATCACACCGAAGACAACGTAGGTATTGTAGCTCTTGAAGAGAACTGGGCTAGGACTGCTGAAGGTATTATGTCTATCGAAGCTAACGCTAAACTACATCTCAACAGTGTCAAAGAAGACACAGGTGATGAAGAGTTGCTAGACATTTACCGCAACGTCTTTATGGGTAAGAACGATGGTCGTGTTTGGATTCATGCCCACCTCGGTGTCAATCATCTAGAAGATATATTCAGCAAGCTACGCTACTTGATTGTCGGCTTAGACTGCAAGTGGGTTGTTGTTGACCATCTTCACATGCTTGTACTTCAAGCACTAGATGGTGATGAGCGTAAAGCTATTGACAGCATCATGCACAGACTGCGTTCTCTTGTAGAAGAGACAGGTGTTGGTATGATACTAGTCTCACATCTCCGTAGGGTTGACGGCAACCGTGGACATGAGAATGGTATCGAGACAGGACTATCACACTTACGTGGCAGTCAGTCTATTGCTCAGCTTAGTGATGCAGTTATATCTCTTGAGCGTAATCAACAGTCAGACGATGACATAGAGGCATCCACCACAAAGGTGCGTGTACTCAAGTCTAGATATACTGGTGACGTTGGTGTTGCTTGTAGCTTGATGTATGACTCAGACACAGGTAGACTATCCGAGATAGCAGACGATGATAACTATAGCGCATTTGATGGAGATGAACTATGAACATAGTGTTCGATATTGAGGCAGATGGTCTCAACCCCAGTAAGATATTCTGTATTGTAGCACAGGACGTAGACACTAAGGATGTGTTTACGTTCGACAATACACAGCTCGAAGCAGGCTACTTGTTTCTTAAGTCTGCTACAAAACTAATTGGTCATAACATTATTGGATATGATATACCTGCAATCAAGAAGGTTGCCGATGTTGACCTAAGCGACAAGAAGATAGTAGATACTTTAGTTCTATCCAGATTGTTCAAGCCAACTCGTGAGGGTGGTCATGGCTTAGAGTCTTGGGGCTATCGCCTCAGTTACAACAAAGGTGACTACGGTGAGAACGAAGATGCTTGGGACGCTTACTGCCCAGAGA